AAACATTCTAAAAAAGTAACTTTAGGTCAATTAAAGAAAGTTTATCGCAGAGGTTCGGGCGCATTTAGTTCTAGTCACAGACCGGGACAATCAAGAGCGGCTTGGAGTATGGCGCGTGTTAACACGTTTCTAAGAATGCAAAGTGGTGGCAAAGTCAAAGACGCATATCGTCGTGCAGATCAAGATATCGCAAATAGTTAATTATGAATACGATTGAAGTTGATATTTTCGGTTATAATGATTATGAAGACACTGATTTTAACGAAGCTCTTTCTGATCTTCAACAATTTGGTGTAAAAGAAGATGAACTAAATTTAAACTTTGTTAACATAGAAGAAACAAACGAATAGTAAAATCAATTAATTAAATTAAATATTTATTGATCTAAAGCAAAAAAATGAACATATCGGTCAATCTAAGTAACGAAATTCGCGCTTCTAAGGATAAAAAAGTTCTTAACAAGCCGTTTAGAACATCTAAAGGTCCAAAGAAATTCTCTGTCTATGTAAAAAATGACAAAGGAAATGTCGTAAAGGTGAACTTTGGCGACCCAAATATGGAAATTAAACGCGATGATCCTGCTCGTCGTAAAAGTTTTCGCGCTCGCCATAAATGCGATACAAATCCTGGACCTAGATGGAAAGCAAAATACTGGAGCTGTAAAATGTGGGAATCTAAAAAATCTGTCACAGATTACACTAGCAAAGGTTCAATTGACGATATAGTACACCAATGGGACGGTATCACTTTTTGGGACGAATCTGATCTTTTAAAACTAGCACCCTATTTATCAAATGCTCAAGAAATTACTGAAGAAATCGAAACAGAAACTGAAGAAACTAATGAAGAAACTGCCGAAATGGCTAAGGCTCAATTAGCTTATATAGCTGATTATTCCAAAGATCTTCTTCAAAAGCTTCGCGCAAATCCTTCTATGAGTGAAGAGATTGAACCTTGGGTTCTAAGCAAAATCACAATCATGGAGGATTATCTTTTTTCTATTTATAATTATCTTATTTATTCTGAAGTTTCAGAAAATAAAGATAAACAAGAAATGGAAGCTGGCATGAGAGTGTTAAATATTAACGCTTCATGTAAGCATTATAATAGCGAAGGTATTATCAAAGAAATAAAAGATCTTCCTGATGATATGGGCAAAATAATTGCATACGAAGTTGTTAATGAAGGCCCAACTTTCAAAAAAGGAGATATTTTAACAAAAACAATCGATCAAATTAAAATTTTAGAAGGTAATAAATAATATGAAATCCAACGTTAAATACGATACAAAGAATTTTGTCGCTGAAGTCTCCATCTCTAGCATGATGGAAGAAGATGAAATAGAAATGCATAGCGAATACATGAGCGAGTGTATGCTCAAAGATGAATCTTTGATCAATACCGCTGGTATGTCTACAAGTGACGCCAAGTATATGTGCGGCATGTCATACATGAAAAATCGTCCAATGCTTAATGAGATGGCAGGTCAATTGACCGAAAAACAAAAAACCCTTCCTCCTGCTCTTCAAAAAGCTATTCTAAAAAGAATGCAAAAGAAGGGAAATTTAAATGAAGAAGGAAAAAAAGAAGCAGGTGAATCACCTGAAGGCGAAAAGTCTGAAGCTGCTCAAATTGCTGTGTTTCCACAAGAATCAGCACCTTCAACAGCAGAAATTAATCTTCACTTAACAAACGAAGGAATTAAAATAGACGAAAAATTAAAAGCTGAACAAAATTCATCTGCCCCTAAAAATCCAGATTTACAAAGTCCTGCGTTTGATCCAAAAGCTTAAAAAATAAAAACTTTAAAAACCGCTGGGAAACCAGCGGTTTTTTGTTGACTTCTTGCTTTGTCGCTGTATCGTCGTGATATGGATAAAGAGACTCCTAAAAAGAAAAGAACAAGAAAAAAAGATTTTTATTATATTGATGTTATTGAAAAATGTGTAAGAAATCATAAAAATCAACCATCTGCTTTTTGGACTAAGGAAATGACTTTTCTTAAAAAGCTGATGAAAAAATATCCAGATATAGAATTCTGGAAAAAAACTTCATTGAAAGAAGTTACATCGCTTATTGCTTTTTTGACTAGTGAAGCAGAATATTTGAAATTGAAATATTCAGAATTTAATTTTCAACCTCAATTTAAAAATCCTGAAATAAACATTGGCGAAAAGACTGGCGAAGATTATAATTACGCAGTAAAACCTAAAACACTAAAAGACTTTTTAAAATGAGTAAAAAAAATAAAGAAGAAGTAGATAGTTCAAAAATCACAACATCACAAGAACAGCTTAAAAGCTTTCTGAAAAATAACAAAGAATCGCATTACAATTACGAACCAAGTATCGATTATAAGATTTCTAGTGGCAGTTTATTGCTAGATTATTTTCTAACTGGCGGTCTTGGTACAGGTCTACATCGATTTTGCGGAATCAATGAAGGCGGCAAAACTAGCTGCGCTCTTCAGTTTATGAAGAACTTCTTGGATCAACCAAAGAAGCGTAAGGGCTTTTATATTAAAGCGGAAGGTCGTTTGAGCAAGGAAATGATTGAACGATCTGGAGTTAAATTTGTATTTGATGAAGATCAATGGGTGGATGGTACATGTTTCGTATTTGAATCTAACATTCATGAAACCGTTTTTGATGCAATGCGAGAACTTGTAGGCAAGAACGATGAAAAGATTCAATATTTCTTTCTTCTTGATTCTGTAGATGGACTTATCCGCAAGGGAGATCTTGATAAGACTTTCGAAGAGTCTCAAAAAGTTGCTGGTGGTGCAGTTATTGCCGCAGATCTAATGAAGAGAATTTCAATCGCGCTTCAAAAGCGTGGACATATCGCGGTGTTTATTTCTCAAGTTCGTGCAGATATCAAACTCGATCCTTACAGCAAAGCTCCAATTCGACAAACCACTGCAACTGGCGGTAATGCGTTGCTTCACTTCGCAAACTGGATTTTTGAATTTGATTCTCGCTTTAAGGGTGATTTGATTCTTGAAGATCCTAATGCTTCTTATGACGAACAAAAGAATCCTTATCTTGGACACTTTGTTAAGATTGTTGTAAAGAAGTCTCCAAACGAACGCACTAATTGTATTATTCGATATCCGATTAAATACGGACGAAAGAATGGTACTTCGAATTGGGTGGAAAAAGAAATCTTTGATTTTTTGACTATGTGGGAAATTGCAATTAAGAAGGGAGCTTGGATTAGTTTTGACGAAGAGTTTCTTAATACTTTAAAGGAATCTGGATTCACAGATTTTCCTGCTCAAATTCAAGGAGCAGGTAAGTTTGAACAGATTGTAAATGATAACGAGAAGCTTAAAAATTTCTTTTTTAAGTATATTAGCGAAAATCTATTAAACTTTGGCGATGGAATTTCTATCTCTGAACAATAAAAGACGGCGATGTAAGAACGCTCGCAATTACATAATTGACTGGACAATGGACAGTCGTAGTAAATTTCAAACTGAGGTTAAGAAATTTTTACGCAAATATTGGCTACATAATATTGTATTTGAAGAGTTCCCCATCGTTGGAACTCGTCTGACCTTAGATTTCTATAACGCTAATAAAAAAATAGCTATAGAAGTCCAAGGCAGACAACATACTGGTTATGTTGAATTCTTTCATCAAAATAGAATGAATTTTCTACATCAGCTAAATAGAGACAAGAAAAAAGAACGATTTTGTGAACTTAATAAGATTACACTTGTAACAATTTATGAAAATGATATAATAGATAGATATCTTTTCGAAAGTCAAGGTGTAATATTATAAAATGAAAAAAGATTCGCAATCAGAGAATTTTAAACAATTTAAGATTCCTGAAAACTATTTTAATAAACTCTATGAGTTTACTGGTTCTGATGAATCTTCTAAAGGATTTATAGTCGCTTACGTTTCGCAAGATGGTTGTCCAATGATTTATACTAAAGTCTCTAATGCAATCGTAGAAATGGGATTAGTTAAAGCTCTTGAAAAATATTTAAATGATGTGAACAATAGTCAAGATTCCATTGACATCAGTGAAGAAAGCTGATACGGTGCATCTGGCATGATTTATTCGTATGATCTAGAGACGCAATTGCTTGCTGGACTTATTAAATATCCAGATCGATATGCCGAAGTAGCGTCATTTATTACAGACAAAGATTTTTGGAGCGAGAGTTCTAAGATTAATCGTACTATTTTTTGCGTACTTCGCCAAGCCATAGATAATGGCGAAAAAATTGACGATGTAGTTATCTCTCAAAGAGTTAAAAATTATGGAGTAACTTTCGAAGACAATATTAATCCATCAGATTATATTGAATCGTTATCTTTAAAGAAAATTTCTCCTGAATCTATTATCAGCGTAGCTAAAGAATTAAAGAAGTATACTATTCGTCGCGAAATAGCTTTATGCGCTGCTGATATTAATAAGAAGATGAAGTCTATATCTCCATCTTCTGATTATAAAACAATCGTTGAAATAGCAGATAAATTATATAATGATCAAATAAATTTATATGAAACAGGAGCAGATCAGCCAGAAGACATCTTCGCTGAAATGGAAGCTCTTATTGAAGAGCGGGGCAATAATCCAGTAACAGAATTTGGTTTCGCTGGTCCTCATCATAAAGTCCAAGATATGTATGGATCTTTATTAAGACCTGGAAATATTACTGTAGTTGTTGCTCGTTCAGGCGTTGGTAAAACTCAATTTTGTTTAGATTTCACAACAAAAGTTTCAGAAAGATATGAAGTTCCAGTTCTTCATTTTGATAATGGTGAAATGAGCAAAGAAGAATTAATATTTAGACAATGCGCTGCCATGACTAAAGTGCCAATGCATTTATTAGAAAGCGGTAACTGGCGCAAAGCTGGGCCAGAAATAGTAGATAATGTACGATCAGTTTGGCGATCTCTGAAAGATAGATACAAGCATCTTTATTATTATAACGTTGGCGGAATGAGTGTTGACGCTCAAATCAGCGTATTGAAGCGTTTTTATTATTCAAAGATTGGTCGCGGCAACCCTCTTATCTTTAGTTTCGATTATATCAAGACCACAAGCGAAAATAGTGGCAATAAAACTGAATGGCAACTTGTTGGTGAAATGGTAGATAAATATAAGCGTTGCATTCAGAAAGAAATCAAAAGCGATAAAGGACCATGTATATCAATGATGACATCTGTCCAATCAAATCGCGCAGGTATTGTAACGAATAAGAGTGCCGCGAGCGTGACTGATGATGAAAGCATAGTTTCTTTATCAGATAGAATTACTCAATTCTCATCTCATATGTTTATTCTTCGTCAGAAGACTTTTGATGAATTACAAAATGAATCTGGTTATGGAACTCATAAATTTATTAATGTTAAAGCTCGTCATCTTGGCAAAGATGTTGCTGGCGCAATTAATCCAGTAAAACTTCCAGATGGAACTCTAAAGAAGAATTTCGTCAATTTAGAAATCGCTAATTTTTGTGTAACCGAAAAAGGTGATTACAGAGATATCGTGGATGGTTTTTCTACTACCGCAACTGTAGCCAAGGATAATAATGACAACGTACCTAACCTCGATTAATAATCAAGCAGATCAAATCGAAAAAGTCTTAATCGATCTTGGTTATAATTTATCTGATCGGGGTAAATACTGGCAATGCAACGCTGTATATAGAAATGGTGATAATCGTACAGCTTTACAAATTTGGAAAGATACTGGTATTTGGCGCGATTTTGTAGCCAACACATCATATCAACCATTTAAAAAATTATTAGAACTAAGTTGCGAAGACGATTCTAAAATAGAAGAAATGCTTATTTCTATTAAAAATAATAATGAATCATTCATAGAATCAGTTAGGACTCCAAAAATGGAAACAGAACAATTTTTCAATCATAATGAAATAAAAACGCTTTTACCTCATTATGATTTTTATAATAAAAAAGGTATAGATACAAGCGTTCTTGAGCTTTACCGTTGCGGATTTTCGATGTCTGGTAGAATGAATGGTCGTTTTGTATTTCCAATCTTTGATGAAAATAAAAAGGTTATTGGTATAAGTGGTAGACATTTACTATGGAAAATAAATTCTAGTTTTCCAAAGTGGAAACATTTGGGTAAGAAAACTAGTTGGATATATCCAATTAATATACAATCTCAAGAAGATAATATTTTCTCTAAAACTATTGAAGAAAAACGCAATATAATTTTAGTCGAAGGTATTGGCGATAGTCTCGCTTTATCCCAACAAGGATATTATAATAATCTTGTGGTTTTTGGTTTAGAGATAAGTTCTAAACAATTATCTTATCTAATGTCATTATCTGTTGATGAGGTTATTATTGCTACCAATAATGATTCTGATAAAACCGAGAATCGTGGACTTCAAGCCGCAATCAAAATATTCTTGAAGCTAATTAAGTATATAGATATTGATAAAATCAAAATCAAACTACCTATTTGTAAAGATTTTGGAGAGATGCTTGAAAAAGGTATTACTTTAGAACGATGGGAGAATAAAACAAGAAATAGAATTACTCAAATAGAATACATACTAGATTATGTATATAATACTGATAAAGATAAGAAGTGTATTTCTATTCTTAAGAATTACCTAGAAAGTTTAAAGCTTTGAAGGAGACATTGTCTGCCAGTAAAATCAAGACGCTTAAATCCTGCTCATGGCAGTATTGGTGCAAATATGTTTTAAAGCTACCAGATAAAACAAATTCTGGAGCATTAATTGGTGATACTGTGCATATCATTCTTGAATGCCTTGGCGCATCAAGACACAAGAAGCATTACGATCTTATTATTAAAAAGAAAAATATTTTTGCTTCCAAACCTGTCAAACGATTAGTTAACAAACATATCAAGCGCAAAAATCTTAATGACGCATCTAATTTAGAAGATATTTGTTCAATGGCTCTAAATGGTTTGATGTATGATTTCTTCGGCAAGAAA